CAAGATCGAAGAGGCTGGGCTTACCAGCGAGCAGTCAGCTGAAGCCTTCAAGGTGGGGTTTGGTGAGGCGATCGAGTCAGTCAATACCAGGGAAGGGCTGACTGCGCTGCAGGACAAAATCAAGGGATTGAAAGAAGCCGGTGATATCGGTGCTGCCGGAGCCAATGAGGCACTGGAAACGATCCGTCTAAAATTGGCTGAGCTGACTGGTCTGGATCTCGATCTGGGGCTGGAGGATGTTCCGGAAGACAGCGATAAAGCTGGCGAGGGCATCGACAAGGTAAAGGAGAAAACCAAGCAGGCAGCGGAGGAGGCTGAAAAGGCCCGGGACCGTTTCCGCGATGCGTGGGGTGCCGCCTTTGCCAAAGCCATAAGCAACGCTCGGCGGTCAGTCACTGAACTCAGCACCGCCGCACGTAACCTGTTCGAAGAGAAAATCGGTGGTAACGCCTTTGTTGACGAAAGTATCAGTGCAAGCGAGGCGCTCGAACAGACCAGGCAGCGTGTTGATGAGTTGGCCAGCGCCCGCCGCCGATTGATGAGCAACAGCTTTGCGGCCTGGTTTGCTGACACCGCCCTGGCTGCGGCTGAAGTAAAGCAGGAGTTCTATGAGCAGGCTGTTGCCATAGAAAGCCTGACCGACAGAATCAATTCCGGAAGCCTTTCTCTTGATCAGCTCGACAGTGTTGCCGCAAGGGCAACCAATCAGTTCAACCTTCTCGATAACGAACGTCTGCAGGGGCTCCAATCCGCGATCGACGCCGCCCGCACCAAAATTGAAAGTCTGAACAGTTCTGCAGAATCCACCCTGAATAGTTTGCGACAGCGGCTTGCTGATATCTCCGGCGATACCGAGGAAGCGCAGCGCCTTCAGTATGAAGCTGAGAGAAAACGGCTTCAGGAACAGCTGGAGCAGGCGCGCCAGTCAGGTGCGGATTCAGCGGCTGAGGATTATGCCCGCGCCCTGGATCAGCTGGAAAAGATCAACAAGATCGAGCAACAGAACCGGCGGGAGGCTGAGAACGAACGCGAACGCCAGGCAGCTGAGAGGCAGCGCCAGCAGGAGCAAGCCGAGCGAGAGCGCCAGGAGTTCGAGCAGCAGAGAGATCAAAGCGCTACTTCTAGACCTGCGCGAACTGAGACAGTGAAAACCGTAAACGTGAATTTGGGAGAGCAAGTGGTAAGGGTGTTGGCTGGTGACGAGGACAACCTGATCCGCGCTCTCGAACAGGCAAGGAGTACTGCCTTGTGAGCATCACATTATCTGATGGTATCAACGTTGTAGAGCTTCCCGAAGATCTCAACTGGACAGATCGCAATTGGTCTCCAGTTGCCCAGGCATTCACGCGGAGTGTCACGGGCAAGGTAATTATTCAAGAAGCGCAAAGCCAGCAGGGTAGGCCGATCACCCTTGAGCCGCCGGTAGGTGGTGGTTGGATGCTTGCCACAGCAGAGCCCCAGATCACTCTTTGGCACAACACTCCAGGGCAAAAACTTACGCTTGGTTTTCACGGCGAAACCCACACAGTGCAGTTCCGACATCACGATGGTCAGGCATACAGCAGCACACCCGTGCGCTTTGAGATCAATCCCGGCCCGGATTACCGGGTAATCCCCACATTCCGATTCATCACCGTGGAGCCGTAATCCATGCCCATACAAGAGCAAAACATCAAGTTCCTCGCGTCCCAGGTCATGGACGACGTACCCGAGGGCGGCGGGGCCGCAACGGGTAACGAAATCCCCGACGGGGTAATGAACAACGTGTTCGAGGATATCAGCGATCTGGACCGCGCGATGGGCCGGTTCAACCTGAGAAAGCTGTTTCTGGCCGTCCGGACCCTGAGCACCGACCTGTTCGGCGGCGCGAAAACCGTGGTGACAGCCCTGCCGGAAGATCCGGCCATCGGTTACACCCTGTTCACCACCAACGACCCGTTCGACACCCGAGCCGACGCCGCCAACCGTGTCGAGGCGTACCTGTTCAAAGGCCCCATGTGGAACGGCGCCCTTTACGAGAACCACATCACCGGCATGCGCCAGATCCGGATCATCCAGCGCGACGAGAGCACCACCCTGCCGCCGCGCGGGAAAACCCTCTGCCTCGTCCAGAATGAAGGCCAGCCGGATGAAAAAGAGCAGTACGTGCGCGTAACCGAAGTCAGCGCCGAGATGCAGACCTTCACCGATGCCCAGGGCAACGACTTCCAGCGCCTGATCGTCTCCCTGGACCTGTCCGACGCCCTGCGCTTCGACTTCACCGGCCACCAGGTGAACAAACAGGACAGCTACAACTACGACACCGGCGCGCGCCTGCGGGATACCACCGTCGCCGATGCAACCCGTTACTTCGGAGCGCAACGGCTGACCGCCGCCGCCAACATCGGCGACCTGAAATTGCGAGCGGCCTCGATGTTCACCCAGCTGGTACCGGCTGCCCAGAGCGAGGAACCGCTGGCGAACCAGACCCTGAACCCGGACCTGGTGCAAACCATCAGCGCCGGCGAGCGGGACGTCGAGATCGCTCAGCAGGCCCATACCCTGGCGCGCGAAGTCACCGCCGAAAACCGGCGCCTGAACTGGATCGAAACCCTGGCGCCAGTACCGGCCCCCAACGCCCTGACCATCAGCTACATGGCACAGGGCAACTGGTACACCCTGACCGACGACGGCAACGGCGCCGTGTCCGGCTCCGACCCCGGATTCGGTACCGGCACCGTGGACTACGTAACGGGGAACGTCAGCCTGACCACCGGCGCCCTGCCGGACGCTGGCAGCCAGATCATTTACATTTACGGCTCCCGCGTTCACTACGAGGTGAGAAGCGGCACCGAGGCCCTGAACGCCGACGAGGCCCGCGTGCCCTTCACGCTATCCCAGAGCCCCGTTATCCCGACGTCCGTCGCCATAAGCTGGACAACAGGGGGCACGGCCAAAAGCGCCACCGTGGACGCCACAGGAGCAATCAGCGGCGACGCCACCGGCCAGATGGACGAGTTTGAGGGCACCGGTGAGCTGATCCTGACCACCCTGCCGGATCGGGGCAGCGACCTGACCATCAGTTACAACTGGTATGAGCCGACCAACGCCGGCGAGGCCGTCAAGGCCAACGAGGCCGTATCCGCCACCAGCCCCATCACCCTGAGCGCCGCCCCAAAACCCGGCACGCTTCGGCTGGACCTCTGGCTGGTATCGCCGTCGGATTCCTCCCGAGAGCATAAAGTGACCGCCGTGGACCAGGGCGGGAACTTGGTCGTGCCCAAACAGCGCGCCTCGACAAGCTGGGGCAGTAACAGCAGCGATAACGTCAAGACCGACCAGATCATCGGCACCGTCAGCGGCGACACCGTGACCATCACCGACAGCGCCGTGGACGTAGAGTTCTACCTCAAGTATTGGGGGCTGGCGAACTGGGGCGAGAAAAGGGACACCAAAAGCCTGGGCATCGATACCAGCAGGGACGCCACCGCGCGCTACGTGGTGGACGGCGTAACCACCAGCTCCACCGCCGCCACCGACACCACCCCGATCGCCAGCGTGACCCTGGAGCTGACCCCGGGCAACATCGACGGGATCGTGCCCGACTCCGTGCGCTTCACCCTCGGCGGCAAAACCTACGACGACCGCGCCGGCAACGTCCTGACCGATATCGACCCAACCACCGGCAGCGGTCTGGTGGCCGGCTCCATCGACTACGACGCCGGCACCGCCGAGGTGACATTCTGGCAGGACGGCCAACCCGTCGGCCTGAACGTGACCAGCCTGTTGACCGTGTACGGGGAATGGACCGCCACCGAGGGCTTTTTCAGGACGCCCAGCGCGCCCCTGAAACCCGAATCCCTGCAGATCGTCGGCACCACCGAGGACGGGGAGCAGATCATCGCCACCGCCAACCAGGACGGGGAGTTCACACACGAATGGCTGCAGGGCACGGTCAACTACACGTTCGGTACCGCCGCCGTGACCTTCGGCAAGCTGGTGGCCGACACCAGTCTGACCCCCGAGGAAAAAACCGAGTGGTGGTATGACCCGGCCAAGGTAGACGGCGACGGGAATATCTACCGCCCCCGGCCGATGATAACCAGCACCCTGCGTTACAACGCCGTCGCCTTCAGCTATATCCCGCTGAACGCGGACATTGTGGGCATCGACGCCGTGCGCCTGCCCTCCGACGGGCGCGTGCCGATCTACCGCCCCGGCGACGTGGTTATGGTCATGCACCCCCAGGAAGCCGCGCCCCAGACCGTGGCCAATGGCGACACCATCGCCACCCGCCCGCGCATCGGCTGGATCCGCGTCATGGACGCCAACGGGGAGCAGGTCACAACCGGCTACAGCCTGGACCGCGCCACCGGCGCCGTGACCTTTGACGACGTGACCGGCATCACCATGCCCGTCACCGTGCGCCACACCGTCGGCGACCTGCGACTGGTGACAGACGCCCAGATCACCGGCGAGCTGACCATCAGCCGGCCCCTGACCCACGACTACCCGGCCAACGAGGCCATCGTCGCGAGCTGTCTGATCCACGGCGACCGGCGCGCGCGTGTCTCCGCCGTCTGGGACCAGCAAACGTGGACCGGCACCTGGCAGGACACCATCGAGGGCGACGAGGCAACCGCCACCCTGAACACCATCGCGCGCCCGATCACCGTGACCAACGAAGGGGCAGAAACCGAGCGCTGGCTGCTGAGATGGAAAAGCAGCACCGAGGTCGAGCTGATCGGCGAGCGCGTGGGCCTGGTCTACACCGGCCCGTTCACCGAGGACATCGCCCCGATCAACCCCCGCACCCGAGCCGAGGACGGCAGCGGCGGCGCGCCCTATCTGACCATTCCGGTCGCGGCCAATGGCGGCGGCTGGAGCACCGG